GCAATTAGGACATATTCCAAATGTAATTAAAGCTGATGTTCTTGTAATCTTCGGTTTCTTTGCAATCTGCTTTTCCAGTGCTTTGATTGCCAATTCTCCTGCTTGACAACATTCGTCATGCATAAACGGTCTATGCTTTTGCGGCGTATATCTTCCATAGCACATTCTATCATCAACCCATTTAATTGCTTCCTGCTCCGTCATAATCGCACCTCGCTATTTTGTTTTTCTTTATCCTGTTCCGTGTAGTAAGGCGCATAATCCCATTCGACCTCTTTTATTTCACAAGGTCTTATGCTCATAATCACTAAATTTTCTTTTACATAAGCAGGATTGTCAAAAACATTTAATACCTTTACCAGAATGAAAGCTCCGGTCTCTTTCCGCTCGCCTTTTTCGTTACATGGATGGTCTGTGATTTCATTCAATCCAAGATAATCTCCCACATGAAAATCCCTGTCGTTCTTTCTGACTTCAAATGTTTTTTCTCCTAAGATAATTTGTTGAAAATACTGCCTTTCGATTTTTAATTGGTGTATCATACCTACCTCCCAAACATCCTCTCCGCCACCGCTGCCCTAAGAAACTGATGCGTCCGGTTCTTCGACGGCTTGCATTCATTCTTGCAATATTTCTGCTTGCGGCACAGGTCACATCTTCCCTCATGTAGCCACTGGTCGCTACAATTTATCTCTTCTGTTTTTCCGTCCCAATTCTCAAGCTGAACATCAAAACCGTATCTTTGCAGCCAATATGTGTAGTATTTGTAAGTTCCACTGTAAAAGGTATGTGTACTCAAATATTCTACGTGCTCATCAGTTGATTTCCGGATGATATAGCCGCAACAACGTTCTACATCGATTTCCAACCGGTACTCATCATTTTCCAAACCGACCAAATCTGTCCATGCTTTGATTAACTTTGCCACTATTCCACCCCTTTCAAAACCGCCATATCGTATCCGCTTTCAATAAAACGTATGGTCTTTTCGTGATTGCAGGCATTTCCGAGATATGTGTAAATCTGCTCCATGTCTTCCTCTGTAAAATCAGTATCTAAAAACTCATTGATTCCGCTGAGCATAAAATCGTGAAATTCTTCATTTTTTCTGTAGCTGCTATATGGTTCGGTTTTGTATGCTCCTCTCGAAAACCATTCAAGAACCTTACATTTGACATCTAATTCATCCTTGCAATTATCAAGTCTGAAATATTCATTTGCCTTTTTATGCCCTATAAACTCATTGCTCGGATTCACAAAACTTCCCGGGAAACACCATATAAGCCTTTCAATTACCTGCCTCATCTCTCCACCTTACCTCTCTTGCCAATGGCATCTGCTATATCAAATAATGCAAGAGCAATCAACCAACCACTGTCCTCATAAAGCACTGCTGCCAATATGCAGCTAAAATAAATTAGTAACAGCATCTACTCCGCACCGCCTTTTCTCACGATGTCGGTTATTTTCTCCCTGTAGCAATCGCTGCAGGTCTTGTCCAATACGCACTCTAAATCATCGCTCGGACACCAACCTTCATCATGTACTACCATCAGCTGCTCCACAACCTTTTCCGCGTCATAAGCAGTTGCAATATTATCAATCCACGATACAGCATGACTTATTGCATCTTCTGCCGTAAATCTTTCCTTTTGCGCCGCTTCCAGTAACTCACTAAGCATTAGCTTTACGCTATCCGCATCAACTAACCGACGCTCTCCGCTTGTACGTCCAGTTTTCGCCGCACGATAGAGCTTAAGCTCTTCGAGATATTGCGCCACCTGCTTATGTTCCCAATATTCCTTTGTCGCATTTGATTCAATAGGCGCAGTTTCAAAATATCCACGGCCGTACCAGTCGTCGAATCTTTGCACCTGTCTCTTGCAATGCCCTATAATTTCATCAATCGATAATACCTCCCAGGAAACCTTATCGCACGCCGGGCAAACATGCCGTCCCTCTGGGATGATATTGCCGCACGAAATACATCTATCTTCCATGTCTCGCACCTCACTGTAATCTATCCAGCGGACATTTCTGTCCGTTTCTCATAGGTTCACATTCTGCGTTTTCATCGCAAGTACTTCTGTAAATACAATAATTATCGCAAATATCCTGGCATACTTCCTCAATGATCTGTGTTATTGATTTCGGGGATTCGTCACTCATGGACCTTCACTCCTTTTCTTAAAACTGGACGTTATCGTTAAAATATCGGATGCTGGTAGCGATACCACATTCTTCTTTTAACTGCTGCATCAAATCATCCCACGTAACGTAATCTTCACACAAGCACTCGGTTTTTAAGGTAAAACGTTCAATGAATCGGTTTAATCTCTTCTGTCCAAATTCAAACTCATCTCTGAGCGTAACAGCTGATAAAACCATAATTGTATCAATGGTATTATTTTTAATTTTCTCTATTGCTTCGTCGCATGCCGCCCGAGGTACCGCAATCGGAAGAAATGTAGCATTTCGAAATTTTATCTCTTCCTCCAACCCTTCAATTCCTCTCTCCTGGGCGATTTTTAATGCATATGCCATCCCGTCTCTTCTGGCCTGTTCTTCTTTATCCAGCTTTGCCATTGAACTTCCTCCTGTATTTTGAATTTCTAACTTATGAATCTTAATTGTCCTACCTCTTCAGATTGAACTCTCAAATTTGGCATTCTTTCCGCAATGCACAGCTCCGGAAGGTTCGCTCTTACCAATGCTGCAGGTATCGGTGGACATACAGCGTTTCCACATCTTCTTACCTGCTCATTTCTCGGATATTCCTTTCCGGTATAATCCTTGTCAATGATATAATCCGCCGGGAAACCTTGGCAGCCATATAACTCCCTTGGTTCCAACATCCGGAGACCGATATCGACTATCTGATAATCGACACCTTCGATAGTCACAAGCCCGAATCTGTCTTGACTTGTAACAGTGTCCAGCGGTTCCTTTATGTCTTGCCCGGTACCTTGTCCGTAATATTTGATAAGAAACGCTCTTACCTCTCCAAAGTGCCCCGGAGAAGTCGTTACTGTATGTAGTGGTTCTCTTACATCTTGACCGGTTCCAGACTTATAAAACTTACTCAAAAAGGAAGTAACGAGGCCATACCGATTCGAACCATCTACCGTCATAATTGGTTCCTTCACATCCTGTCCTCGGACTTCTCCGTTTGCTGTCTCGGAATGATACTGAATCATATAAGGCTCACATACATAATGTTTTCCGCTTGATACGATAGTTGGAAGGGGTTTCTGGATGTCGTGCACTCTTGGTTCCTGTCCATCTTTTTCTCCATAACCAATCGGTATCATGTAAGGTTCTACCACACCAAAGCCGTGCTTGCCGGTAATGGTGCTCAACGGCTCATTTGCGTTCTTGCAGTAGTCGGATTTTGCTCCGCTATGATTGACCTGTACTATAAACGGCTCTGCATTATCAATAACAAACTTCTTCAATCCTCTTGCAATACGTTCCATAGTCTTCGGTGCAAGCGGACGCTTTGCCTGTATTCCATATTTCTCTTTGATTTCCTCTGCGGTATCAAATATGCTTGGACACGGAAGCGAGAAATCCAACTGCGTATATGCTCCAAGATAAGGTTTTAACAGTCCTGATTTTACCTGGATGCTATCTGCAGGTCCGTGTGTAGGCTCCGGCCAGACAATAGGATTGCCGTCACATCTCGCAATCAGGAAAAATCTTTTTCTCATTGTTGGCGCACCGTAATCAGCTGCAACAAGCTCCCGGTATTCGACTTCGTATCCCAAATCCTCTAACTGTCCGATAAACTTTCGGAACGTAACGCCCTGCTTTGCCTTAATCGGTCGATGGCTCCGGTTCAACGGTCCCCATGTTTTAAATTCTTCTACATTTTCGAGCATGATAACTCTTGGTCTTACGAGGCCCGCCCATCTGCAAGCCACCCATGCGAGACCGCGAATAAACTTATCTTTCGGCTTTCCGCCTTTTGCTTTGCTGAAATGCTTGCAATCTGGACTAAACCACGCCAAAGCCACCGGCTTACCGGCACATGCTTCTACAGGATCCACCTGCCACACATCTTCGCAATAATGCTTTGTATTCGGATGATTTGCTTTATGCATCTTTATTGCTTCCGGGTCATGATTTATCGCAATATCTACGCTATAACCGGTCGCAAGTTCAATTCCAGTACTTGCCCCGCCGCCACCGGCGAAATTATCAACAATCAGTTCTCCATTTATCATTATGTTGCTCTCCTAAAATTCAAATTCGATATTTTGCGCCTTTGGCATATACCCGGCAGCTAACTCTATCTTTCGTATCGCATGCCGCATACTGACCTCAGAATCCTCCCAGGCGTAAGCGTATCCATCTGGTGCAAATGCGCTCTTGCATTTCCTGTTGCATCGGTCTATAACGGTCTGATAGCTCATGAAATTCTTTCTTGCGCATTCTCTTGCAGATGGATATACTTCCACAACTTCGCCGTCGCTGTTAATTTTTGCAACGGCTTTTCGTTTTGACTTTGCTCCTGTTAATTTTCCGAGTTCCCGCCGGCTTATGTATGCGATATTCTGAATATGATTCTCTGTTTGGCATCCGTTTAAATGGTACGCAACACATCCCTTCGGCGCAGGGCCGAGGAAAGTTCTTGCCATAATCTGAACAAGAATCTCCTCTTTGCTCTTGCCGTTCTTTGTAAGTTTCACGACTAATCTCTGACTACCGCTCATTTTCTTGTGATACGGTGTCAGTTTCCGAGTTTTCCCGGACGGATACACCCTGCGAACATTCCCTTCTGTATCAAGCTGATATTTGCCATCATACCCAGGAACGTTCCTCCATAGCGAAATCATGCAGCACCTACATAAAATCGAATAATGTCGGCGCACCTATTTCATCCTCTGCAGCCTGCAGGTACCCAACACCATCACGGAAATAATCCGGATTAAGTTCACATGCATAACCCTTGCGCTTCATTTTTACCGCTGACATTGGAACCGTCATAATGCCGCCAAACGGGTCATACACCAAATCGCCAGGATTGCTATATCTGTTGATAATTCTTTCAACGATATCCAACTGAAGCGGACATACGTGCATTTGCGCCTTACGTTTACTCTGAGTGGTATTCAGAGTACGCATGCGGTTAATATCATCCCATACCTCTAACTGGTTCCATGAGCCAGGAGCAACAACCATAAATGTCGCCGGGAGCTTTCCGTTCTCATCGAGCTTCTTTGCAAGTTCTACGTGCTCCTCATAGCTGTAAACACTCTCTCTGCTGAATTTCCGATAAACCGCCTGCAAATTATCCACTGCCACATCCTGCAGCTCTTCCTTGCTTAATAATCGGTCCCCGGAACTTCTCCAATATCCGTGAGCGTCAATCTGCCATTGTGCTCTCGTATATTCATCTTTCGTCTTTGTTACCGGTACATCGGCATATGCTGTCGAGCGGTCAGTAGGCAACTTTCTGAATAACAAAATGTATTCAGGACATCCAACGCCCATTTTGGAGCCGTCCTTGCATTGCTCTGTCCATCCGAGCCGGTATGTCTGGTTATTTTCTCTTACAACATCTGTTACAACTGTAATCATTCCAAAATACTGGAATCCGTGTTTCATATAATGACTGATGCATTCCGCATGGAACGGCTCAACCGTCGGCATGCCGGTTCCTGTTGCATTTCCGAACAATACTCTATCCTTTACATGGATTGCCGCAACTCTGCCAGGTCTAAGAACTCTCAAAAGCTCCGGAGTAAGAAAATCCATCTGTTCAAAGAATCTTTCCGTATTCTGATTGTGTCCAAAGTCGTTATAATTTGCTGAATATTCGTAGTGATTGCCAAACGGGATAGACGTGTGAATAAGGTCAACGCTATTGCTCTCCATTGCCTTTGTTTCCTCAACGCAATCTCCGTAAACGGCAGTATAATTACTTCCCTTTACCGTTCTTTCTTCTCTGCTTCCTTCCACGCCTAATTTCCTCCCTAATCGCTCTGCCTTGTTTGCAGAATTTAAACCGTATTTCCTCACAATCTCTATCATCTTTTCCACCATATGATTGTGATTCTTCCATTTTTCAAGCAGCGCATCTTTGATTTGACGCTCATTTTCCATGTAAAGAATATCTACTGTTACGACCTCGCTTTGTAGGAATCTGTAGCACCGGTGCACGGCTTGAATGAAATCGTTAAATTCGTAGTCAACGCCAAGGAATATCTCTCGGTGGCAATGCTTCTGAAAATTACATCCGGAGCCGGACAATTCTTTTTTTGTAGCAAACAGCCTTGTCTTGCCCTCTGAGAAGTCAATCACTCGCTGCTCTCTGATGTCGTAATCCTGAGAGCCGAAAATGTCCACAACCGCAGGCAATGCCTTTTTGATGGCGTGTCGCTCACTCTCTAAATCGTGCCACAAAATAAAGTTGTCGCCCGGGGCAGAATCTACGATTTCTTTCATCTTCTGCACTCTTATGTCAATGCTTTCTCTTTTTACCTCCGCCGCTTCTTTAAGTCCTGCCGCTGCTTCTGTAAATAACTGCACTTGTCCGTCCTTGTTGGCGGTATCGCCATAGTGAACCGGTATCTCGTGCCAATTTACCTGCAAGGGCGGCAAAACGTATCCGGCATCCGAATATTCAGGATTCAGATCAGATGGTTTTGTAATAAACAACGCCCAGCTACTTACCCATAACCAGAACTCATCCTCCATGTTCGGATACAGGGTAAGATTATTTGCTTTCGTGCTGTCTCTCTGAAAAAATCTTGTAAGTGCCTGACCGGTATCCATAACTTCCAGGTACCCAGCATAATGAATCAATTCTTTATATTTGTTTGGAGAAGGTGTCGCTGTGGCAACCAACTTATACGGAACGTTCTTGAACTTATCAAGGAATGTCTGGTAGGTTTTGCTTCCAAAGCTCCGGAGTACGCTTGCTTCATCAAGTGAAGTTGCGCAGAAATAATCCGGCCGGATATCGCCATCTCTCACTCTTTCGTAATTTGTAAGAACAATCTGACTTTTCGATGCTTCTACTTCCTGCATGGTGCGGCAGTATTCCGGCTTTTCATAGCCTAGAAGTTCAACCGCATCTCGTGTAAACTCCTGCTTTACTCCGAGCGGGAGCACTATTAAGGCTCGTCCATTCTCATGTTCTGCCGCCAAATGACAGAATTCGATTTCCTGCACGGTTTTTCCTAAACCAAAGGATTCAAACAGTGCTCTCCTTCCGCCTCGCAATGCCCAAATGACAGCATCTTTCTGGTGTGGTTTAAGGGCTTTGTTGACCTTGGATGGTTCAACTTCAAAGCCGCTATCTTTGGCAATTTCAATCTTGCTTTTCAGAAATTCCAAATAATTCATTTTGTTTTTGGAGTAAAGAGCTCTTTATGCTGGCCAGCAAACCTCATACTCCTTCCGTTACTTATAATCATCAAAATTTTTAATTGTTTCGAATATCGCTCTAAAATTGCACCATCTTTGCAAGCGTAATAAATCATGCCCTTTAGGAAGTGATGTTTTGTTGTATATCCTCACGTCCGGCCAATACCCTAAATCTCTAATCTCGTAAACTCTCTGCAGATCCTGGTCGAAAGTGGTATTGAAATTCGTAAGCATGTAAACCGTCATTTTTCTTCTGTCCCAGCCTGTGATTTCCTTAAACATTTTCAGCTTCGGCACAATTAAATGCCTATCTTCGTAATTATCCCAGGCGAAATGAACCGTTTTTATCTTTATTCTCTTTATCATCTGTGCTTTTTCTTCCGTCATTAACCGGATATCCAAACCTTGATTAAAATCCACATAAGCACCGCTATCGATTAGCTGCTGCAGAATATCTCTCCATTCCGTACAAGCAAGAGTATTGGGGTCGCACAGTACAATGTTCTTCTGTCCGTTCCAAAATTCGCTCAAATCAGCTGTTTTGTACGCATGTTGACCTTCCTTTGCGGCGACATGGCAAAACTCGCAACCACGCGGGCAACCTCGGCTCATAAAGCCGTATGCTGTATCTTTCGTAAGCTCCGGATATAATGAATAATCCGGATAAATATGTTCTACTTCCGGCGGCAACTGCATATCTCTTTTTCTGTGATAAACTTCTTTTCCGTCCACCAGTTCTATGCAATAGCCGCTGCCGCCTTTAATAATTTTATCTGCATCGATAAAATACGGATAATCCGGCGTAAAGCTAAATACTTTGGACATATAGACCTTATCGCAATGTCCCGAAAACATCGGACTGTACCATTCGACAGAATCCCCTTGCTGCTTATGCCAAGCAGACAATTTCATCAATGGAAGATTCGGATAATTATGCCCGTCTACATCAATAAGCCCTATTTTCATGTTTTCATCATCTCCAATGGTAGCATCAGCTGTTCCGCCGGAATATCCTCCCATGGAACGCCGATGTAATCAAGAACTTTGCCCCAGCCATATTTTTCTCCGGTCTCTGGATTAGTGCAACAACGGTACATGTAAAACTCCCATTCGGATTCGTTACGCTCTCGTAATCGGTCAAATCTGTGCGGACGCTCTTCCATGTGAATTCCAAAACCGCACATTGAGCATCCGGTTCTTTGCGCTCCGGTGGTTCTGAGATTACCAGCTTCGTCCATTTCAATTCGACCATAAATCTCCGGAATAATGGAATCTACTGGCTCATAAGGAATAATGTTTCCGTTTGCATCTCGGCTATATGGTTGCTCGTAATACTCCCTTGCAAATACTTCCATATGCTCCCGGTACCAACGGTCCATTTCCTGTGCCATCTTTAAAATGTCATTTCTCAGATATGGAGCAAACGGAGCTGACCGCATAACCGTCTTTCCGTAATAATTGCAGCCATGGTCTGTTAATGCTTCTTCTCTCTGTCCACCTTCAGATGCCATCATTCCAAGGAAAGGAAAGCTGTTATGTTCTTTCGCCCAATCATCGCAAGGCTTTTCTTTTAACCAATAGCAACAATCATTTGACACTTTAAAATCTGGATGCGAATAACCTTGAGCCCTACCTTCCTCGTCCCATCCTCCGAATTTTTTGAGCCACTTTTGCGGAAGTTTCATTCTGCTATTTTTTTGAAAATGTCCAAGTTCTCCGCATTCTCCCGTAATAATGGCATGTCTTACAGTTTTATTCTTTTCACTTGGATTCTGCAACAAGTCAATCTTGCCCGCTATGCGTTTCGATATAACGGGAAAACCGAGTTCGTTTAACACCTGAACCTTTGATTTATAAGATTTTAATACTGTAATTCCGAGAGCTCTATGCACTTTTTGGATGCTTTTGTCCTCCAAACCCGATACAGATATTGCCGGAACATTTATTCCGATGGATTTCAGAAAAATATATAAAGTGATGCTATCAAGGCCGCCAACGGAGACATGGGCATTTGTCCCAAACTCGTCCATTTTCTCCATGAATTCTATCGCTCGCTGCTCTGACCTCTTTTTCTTCACTTCATAAGGCAGATTTTGCATTGCCACCATTCGGGCTCTTGCTTCACTCTTTCGCTTTTTCCATTCAGCGAGACCTTCATCCGGGGTTGTTTCTTTAATATCGATTTCATCCAAAAAACTTAATTTTTCTTGCATGATTCGCTTCAATTCTCACTTTCTTTTCGTAATTAGTTTTTCATTCGGTATCTCTCATCGATGTCTTTTAAAATTGCCATGGCAAGTTTGCTGGAAAGGCTAATTGTTTTGTATTTCTCTCTGAAAGTATCAATCTTTTTTCTTGCTTCAAGCCAATATTCATCTGGATGCTCTGGCTCCCATATCTCTTGACACAGTTTCCAGAAATCCGTGAACATCTGCCATTCTTCCGAGCCTTTTTCAAATTTCCTTTGCATGGATCCTCCTAATCAAACGGCGTGCTTTCTTCATCCGCCTTTTTCCAGCCACTAGCCTGCTTAATTGTTTCATCAGTTTCGATAAACTTCATCAAATCTCCGTTGAAGTCCATAACTACCTTCCCGAGCTTGCCCTGCCGGTTCTTCTCGACCTTACAGCCTTTCTTCGACTTATCTTCGGTTATGTTCCACAGGAGAATAATTACACTTGCGTCCTGCTCAATATCTCCGCTCTCTCGAAGTTCGGCCATGGAAGGTTCCTTGGCATCCCGCATTTCGGAAACTCTGTTCAGCTGCGAAAGAAGAACGACCGGTATGCCTAACTCCATCGCCAACGCTTTAATCGCTCTGGATATTGCACCGACTTCCGCATATCGATTGCCCTTGTACCCGGAATCTGAACGGATAAGCTGCAGATAGTCGATAACCAAAACGTCATATCCCATATGACGGCTTTCGCTCCGGATTTCAGATACTGTTTTACTACCTTCGGCAATAAATACGCCGTCTTGCTTTTCCAATTCCGCATTTGCTCTCTCGAATCGTTCTCTTTCATCGCCCAGGAATTGTTTTGCTCTCTTTAATCGAGTAAGTCCAATTCCGCTTTTTGCCACCACAAAACGCTCATACATCTGCTTATTTGACATTTCGAGGTTGTAATACCCTACCTTCTTACCTGCACTCGCCAAATTTTCCGCAATCTGAGTAGCAAATGCGGATTTTCCGACGGAAGGTCTTGCTCCGACGATGATAATATCTCCACCTTCAAGCCCTCCGACAATATCATCGAGCTTGTCAAAGCCTAAGTAATTCTTAGGTTTCCCGGTGTCGGTAAAATACTGCCCTTTATACCTGCCCACGATTTCCGGTAATGCCGCAATCGTGGTCTTGCGATTCTCGTTAAGTGCTCCTAATTCGTTCAGAATTGCCCCGATTTGCTCGTTTATCTCTGCGGGCGACAATTTAATCGAATTTAGGATTTTGTTCGCTCTACGGGTCTTGTATTCATTCAGCAAAGCCATTGCGCTTGCCTCCACCGTAGCAGTAGTTACAACCTCGTCTGTGCACTCATAGAACAACTTCATCAAGATTTCTTGAGTATACGAATCGCTTTCCAGTTTCTGAACAAGAGTAACCATTGTAACGCTGTAATTGTTTTCATATCCCTTTAGGAATTCCGCATATATGCTGCCCAGCAATTCATTCTGAAACATATATGGCTCAACAATCGTGCTTATCCGGTCAATACAGGATGCATCCATCAGAAGAGAGCCTATGATACTTCTTTCTGCTAAATTATTGCTCATCCTTCATCCTCCACCACGTAATCAAGCAATTGCCGTCCCATCAACGTATCGAAATTTTTCCAATACTGATAATCCGTACCTTCTTGCTCCTGTTCGGCAACATATTTCTTTACGGCCAGGTAAATTTGTCGGTTCGTGAGCCGGTATCTTTTGCCGCCCACATCCTTTCCGCGCTTGCTTACCCATTGTTTATACTCTGCAAAAGCATTCGTTCTGCCCTTTTTCTTTGGGTAAATGCCGTAAATAATCTCAAAATCCGCTTTCAGTTTTTCTTCCGTAGGCTCATTTTGGGCAGGTTCTGGTGCACGTATATTGCTATCTGTATCTTCTTCTTTATCTGTTGCGTTACATTTCGTTACAGGTAACGTTACATCTGCGTTACCTGTAGAATCCTTATGTCTTTCGCGGTATCTCGACACTCGATTTCGCGTCTGTTCTCGGATTTTGTCTAATCCTTCGGCGTTTTGATGTCCCTCCCAATCGCAAACAACTAACATATCCCCTTCATACATCAACATGTCATAGTCAATAAGGATATCTATTGCGTATTTTCCAAAGCCCTCTTTTTCAAACTTCAGTTCATCCGCCAACTTTTCAGGGGTAAACATTACCTTCCGCGTGACGAATATTTCTCCGTTCGAATTGCACTTGCCTGCCATGGTAAGTATGCCTACCCAAAAAAGCACAATGTCGTTACCGTCTGGAAGCCTTCGAATGTCTTTAATTTTAGGATTTTCAAATAAGTCGATATCCAACTTAATCCACGTCACTTCGGACATCTTCATCCACCTCCAAAAGTTCCAAAATTCGCTTTCCAGCTTCTTCCGGTCTGCAAAAATGAAACTCAACTCCGTATTTTGCCTGCATCGTAAGCATTGCCTTTGCTAAAGTTGGTCCGTTTGTAGGTGCCGCCTTTGGTAATGGGATGTTCTCCCACTTTCCCAGACGGTGCATATACGCAATTTTGTTGTATCGGTGCATTCTTGGATTCTGCCACTTAAAAACATCCTCCAATTCCTTTATGCCGTCCGTATTTTCAATAAGGACGTACAGTTTGATGTTGTTATTCTGCGCCAAAATGCATTCGTCCCGGAACCGTCCGTGTTGCTGGCCGCAAATATTTCCAACAATCTCCTGCATGTCCTTTTTGGTGTCAACGCTTTGCTTATATGTACCGAGGAAATCCATTTTCTTGACCTCGATGTCTCTCTTCTGCTTTCTTTCAATAACATCAAGGACTTGCTTATTTGCAATAATGTAATCTCCAACCGGCAAAGGGAACCGCTGCCAGCAAATCTCGCTCTTATCCCAATAATCATGCTTTAAACGATGTTTCCCGTCCTGCTGCGCCTTGTCCTCAATCACAATCATCTTTTCCACCAGCCCTTCGGATATATTCCCGCTCACTGCTCAAATAATCTTCTGTGCCCTTCTGGTCCTTGACTAAACGTTTTAATTGACCGATAAATGGCCGGTTCTTCTGGTCCGAATAAAAAGCAGCTATATTCTTCAATTCCTGCTCTCTGTCTTTTGCCAATCTGCGCGTTACCTGGTTCTGGTGTATCTTGGTTGCAATTCTATTTCTCTCATTTTTATCTTTTGCAAATTCCATATCGTGAAGATAGTCGATATTTTTCTTATTGCAGAGCTCGACCACTTTACCGCAGTCGATATGCTCTGCATTGGATTCCTCTAAAAAGCTAAGAAACGATTCGACAATCTCTGAAGGTTTCTGCTTATTCATAGGCTGCCTCCATTAGTTAAATGGAAGTTCTTCGTCGATTCCGTCCGGAATATTCATGAAGCCGTCGCCTGCCGCACTTGGAGCTGGTCTGCTTGGTGCCTGATAAGAATAGTTGTTATCGCTGCCACCCTGCGCATTTTTGCTCTCTGCGAATTCGATATCGTCTAATACGACATCCGTTGTATAAACCTTCTGGCCGTCCTTATTTGTGTAGCTGCCTGTTTGGATTCTGCCGGTTACGGCAATCTTTGTACCTTGTCTTAAATACTTTTCAGCAAATTCCGCCTGTCTGCCAAAGCAAACACAGCCTATGAAATCCGCTGTCTGCTGGTCTGCTCCATCTTGACGGCGACCGCGTCGGTCAACTGCAAGTGTAAATCTTGCGATTGCCATGTTATCTCCGCCCTGGGAATAGCTGATATTTGGGTCACGTGTTAAGCGTCCCATTAAGATTACTCTGTTCAATTTTCATACCTCGCTTTCAAATTTCCCGCACTGTTTAAAAAGGTAGTAAGCTCAAATTGATTTCAAGCCCCTTGCTTGCGGCATGAGCTTCTGCGCCATGTTTTAATACATTTTGTACTTTTCTTTGGAATTCAACGGGATTTCCGTTCTTATCGCTGATGTGAATTAGAACGACATTTCTCAATGCCGGATTATCGTTTGTAGAGATGAATTTAACCGCCGTATCTAGGCTCATATGCCCACGTAACACATGTTCTCGATTCTCTGCATGGATATCAAGTAAATCGTCGCTGTAATTGACTTCTACGAGCATATGGTGCACATATCTAAAGCGGTATTTTACGTATTCTGTGTCGCTGACATAAATCAGATTGCCCATTTCGGAGTGACTTATATGAAAGCCAAAGCACGGTACATCATGAACCAGGTCGAACGGGCTTACTTTGAAATTGCCCAGCATGCGAACGTATGCGCAATCGTTCTCTTCGTATGGCTTTAACACCGTAATTCCGGCTTTTTCATACTCCTGCACGTATTGAGCATGGTCGCCGTGGCAATGACTTACTATCACTCCCACGATTTTTAATATATTGAAGTTTAATGCCTTTTTCACTTCGATAAAAGGTAATCCCGCTTCAATAACCAACGCTTCTGATTCGTTTTGAATAATATAACAGTTCCCGGTACTGCCGGAACCTAAAACCTTGAGCTCCATGCTTTACTCCTCAAAAGGCATCTTGGATTCTGATTCCACATATTCCGCATCAACAACAAAATCTTCGGAATTTGCATTTTCTTCGATTTCGCTCTGGGCGGCAATGTAGGTTTCATCCATTGCATTAAATGACCGTTTCGCCATGTTATTGAAATTTTTACGATACTTCTTAACTGCATTATTTCTCATTTTGCGGATAATCATCGATTCCGGAGTATCGAGCCATGCTGCGCTGATATGAGGTCTTGCCAGTTCGCAAGCCAGCATATCATCAACCGTAACGCAGCTTCGGAGCGCATCAAATATCTCCTGCTTCCTTGCATCGATTTGTCGCTTTTCCTCGTCGGTCGCGTCATACCGGGTTCTCGCCTTGCCGTTTTGATTTGTACCCTTTACAATTCCGAAGGTTTCATTCAAGAGGTTATTTCTTACGTGGGCAAACAGATTGACCTTTACACCGTCTCTTTCGGAAATAAGATACTGGAAGGTACCGTCCTTTAACTTGAGTGGATATACCACACGAATAACCTTCTGGGACAATCCCTTTTCTTCCCACTCCGGAGGAGTAATTTCGATTCCTCTGTGCTTCGGATATTCAAAAATGTCTCCATCTTTCACAAGCCAACACGGATATACTGTGTCGATATTTTCGCCAAAGTTTCTAAGCATTGCGTCGTTGCCGTCGCCCTCGATTCCCATTTCAACAACCGACATATAGGCATTTCCGACTTTCTTTGTTCTAAGCTGGAAGTAAACTTCTCTCGGTACCGCATTTGCGTTTAACTTTAAGCTCGCAGCCTGTCCAACGATTTCTCTCAAATTAGATGTATCGAGTTCGTTTAAATCCTTGACCTTGTCGCTGTCCTTTACCAGCTGATAAATACTTGTCATGGCCGCCATTGCGCATTGCCTGGAATATTCATCAAATTTTACGTCGCAGGTCTCAAAATCTCGTGTTACAAGCGTTGTAATAGAGTTGGTCCATTGACTAACTGCAGTATTAATTTTTTTGACATCTAATTCATTTGCCATATAGAATCTCCTTATAATTGCCCCGGGCAAGGCGTTGCCCGGGGATTGATGATTAACCGATTACACAAGCAGGGGCGAAGCGAAGCGCGTCGCGCGCGTCGTAGTAGTAGGCGTAGCCTCCCGCGTCGACATTCCACGTATCGTAGGCGTGGCCGCGATAAGCCGACCGGGTCCAGTGCCAGTCTGTTTCTCCGTTTTCAGCTGCCTTAACTCTGCTGATTTCTCCGCCCTTGTAAAACGGATACGGTGTCTTGTCCTCTTCAAATTCATCGAGAGATAACAGGAAAAATGTATCTTCTGTCGGTTTTTTGTCCGCATTGTCCTTATATACCTTCTGCAGATACGGAACGAGGTCCGCAAAACGGGCCGCATATTCTTCGCTGTTGAGGTAAGCTCTGATATCGGATGTTTCCCAGATGTTTGTTTCGGAACCCTTATCTGTATTGTTAAAAGCTCTCTCTTCAAAAAGAGTGTGTGCCTGGATGGTAATGCTGTGCTTCAAATCCGGATTAACCAGCTTTTCTACATCGATGCCGATAATGTCATACAGCATCTCTTTGCCGTCAAATGTAACTGTCAGCTGGTCGCCAACGTTAAGTTCCTCCGCTGCCTTACCGCTTCTGATAAGCTCCCGAAGCTGCTCTAAACTGTACTCTTTGGATGTTTTCTTAAATAACTTCATCTTTGATATCCTCACTTTCTTCTACTGGCTTTAAAATATAAATACTGTTCTCTGTCGTAACCTCAAGGTTCCCGTCCTTTTCTGCTAAGCCGACAATCGCGGAAGCCCGCAATGTCTTCCCGGAATAATCACTTCCGTCGGAATTTTTAAGATAGTCCAAAAACATTCGGATTCCAACCATAAGAAACGGCCGCTTAACTGTTCTGCCGATTCTTAAAGGATATCTTCCGTCGGTCCTTCTTTCCTTTGTTTCCTTATGTAAAATATCAGCGATAAGATATTCTTTCTTATACTGATATTTTGTCACGGTGGCGATTTTTTCACTTCCGTAAGCCATAATCCAACCGGCATCCACCGGCTCATCCGTAACAATTAACTTTGCACCGTTAGCAGCAACAACCAACTCGCCCGGGAACGTCTGCTCCTCGATTCGGTATGTGTACGCCCGGTTGCTGTTCGGATATTTTGCTTTTATATACATCATTTAGATTTCCTCCGTCTGTAATTCTGTATCTTCTGTTACGGTCAGAAGTATCAGCTGCGCGGCAAGGCTTGGCAAATACTCGTTATTGATGCTTTCTGCTCCGTCTAAGAATACTGGCACCTGCATATCAAAGAACTTCTGGAAACTGTCACAGATGTCCAATTTAGCTTCGATTTCTCTGCCGGTGTTCGTACTTTCGCCAAAACGCTTTCCATCAACTTCCGGAATACATACTTCTTTGTATTCGCCGTTCTTCTGATAATCGAAAAGGATCCATCTCACGAGACCGAAATGCTGATTGATTTCCTCAACAAGCAATTCGTTCTTTTTCTTACTTACCAAAGATAACTGATACAGTATTTTCTCGGCATCGGCTTTTGCCTGCTCATAATTGAGCTGGTCGCGCCGCAACTGTGCAATCTGTTCATCGATACGGATGTTATTTTCTGCCTGCGCAAGAACGCGGTTTACCTTGTCAAGTTCTGCCTGAAGGTTTCTCTTTTCCTCTTCCGCCTGGGCAACCATATCTCCGTGTTCCATTTTGCTAATGTCGGTGATTTGAACCTTGACCTTGTCAAGCTCCTCTTTTAAGCGCATATATTCAGGATTTTGTGCATAGTCTGCTTCTGCAGGCAAGGCAACTAACTGCTCTTCGTATTCTGCTTTTTGAGCCATTGCGGACTTCTCAAGAATCTCCATTTCTCCAATGCCCTTCAACATGTCTGCGTTCTGGACCGTAATTTCTGCAATACGGTTCTTGATTCTATCTGCCTCTGCAAGTAAATCTTTCTTTACGCGTTCCTTGCCGTCAAGAAAACCTTTTCTTGCACTTGCCAAAGCATCTTCGCATCTTGATTTTGCCATGGCCTTTTTCTGCTCGAAATCAGCTGTCAACTGTTCTATTTTTTCTTTTGGCAACTTCTGCCCGCATAAAGAACATGAAGTGCTATTTTCATCAAATACCCATTCGCTTTCCCGGAAAAGATATGGAGTTTCATCGAAAACCTTCTCCTGGTTCTCTTTGTATCTTCGATTTATTTCTGCCTTTTTACTGTCATAAGTGGATAATTCCTGGTTATTTCTTTCGACGGCTTCCTGGCAAGATTTCTTTTCGAAAGCCAATCGTTGAATTTCTCTTTCTTTTTCAAGAATCTTGGATTCCACCGTCTGTCTCTCGCTCGAAATTTCACGATTCATCTGCTGCGCAAGAACGGACATTTCTCCCTGTAATTTCATATCCAGCTCTCGCAATTCGCCGATAGCCTGTCCGGCATCTTTGATTTGTGCATCGCGCTCCGCAATCTGACGTTCTAATTCCGCTTTTGCAAGCTCCTGTTCCGCAACATCAATATCGACTTTCGCTCTTTCTAAGCCGACAATCTGATTTGGAATAGCATCTACCTGCTCCATTGCTCTTTTCTTAGAGGCTTTCTGCATTGCTTCGATTTCTTCGAATTTGTAACTGGCAAGCAAATCCTTTACTTCTGTGGTGTCGCTTAACAATGCGGCGATATCGTAATCAGTCTTTTCGCTTGCCATTTTAAAAAGTAGCTTGCGCATATCCGCCTGTTTCTGACCGGTAAACACATCCGGATGCGAACATACTAAAATGTTATCAAAATTCCATCCTAACTCTTCAAGATAGGCCTTGAAATCACGTTCTGTCTTCGGAACGCAATTAACTTCATAGGAATTTGTAATCGTAACTTTGGCAATTCCATTTGCGTCCGGCTTACCAACCTTCCGCTTTTGCATTTTCGCAATGGTAACTTCCTTTCCGTCAATCTCGAAAACCGCAGTTACTGTAGGTACGCACTCCTCTACATCATCTGGTCTAATATTCGGATTGCTAACTAATTCATAGCTCTTATCTGCTATCAGCCAATAAAAAGCATCTGCAATAGTTGTTTTGCCGAGGCGATTCTTTCCCATGATTCTCATCTTTGGTCCAAAGTCATATTTCTTATCTTTAACACCTTTAAACATTTCCAGGTGCAAGCTTTTCAGTATTGCCTTCACTGTTATTTCTCCTCTCGAAAAACTCATCAATCAATGCTGCAAAATAATTGTCATTTTCGTAATACCCGGAAGCAATGCTCAAGATTTCCAAATTTACATACGATGCCTTTTCGCCTTTTCTTGAAATACTCTGGACGTGCTCACTTGTAATTAAGCGATATACCGTATCGAGCTTTACATGCTCTGCAATCAACTCTCTGTATTCATCCAAAGAAATTTGCACCATTTGGATTTCTTCTGATTTCATTGTCTGCATACGGTCACTCCTCGTCCAAAGATTCCAACTTGCCCACGCTTACTTCGTAAGCTGTTCTCTTTTCGAATTCTGTTTCAGAAATCTTCTTCTGATATTCTCTGCTCTGAATTCTACCGGAGAGCTGAATGTGTTCTCCGACCTGGAAACCTTCTGCAAAACGCGCGTTTCTGCCCCAGCAAATGCATGGAATGTAATCAGATTTGCCGTATGGACGATTCACTGCTAATAATAAGTCGCAGATTTCTCTACCCAATGGAGTTTTTCTGTAAATCGGAGGTTTGCACACATAACCGTCAAGGAAAATATAATTCGGATGAACCTCTCCCGCCAGCTCTTCCAAAATCTGAATCTCTCTTGCGAATACCGAAAGCACTAAGCGTGTGCGGTTCTCTTCCTGTCGGTTATAAGAGCGGAACTGTCCATCAATAACCACATATGCACCGGTGTAATCCTGCTTTACGTCCATCAAACGGTCCGATACCATAACCGGAATAATATCCTTGGAATCGCTAAGTCTGCCCACGGCAATATCCATCATGTAAAATCCTTCTCCGAATACATCATGGCTAAATGTAAAGCCTCCCATGATTTCGCCTGCTATTGTCACTTGGTTGCTATCAAACATCTTATCTGTCATATCGTATTGCTCCCTTCTTTTTGTCCTGTTTTAAATTTTGTAATTTTTCAGTTAAATAATATGCCGCTATGCAAAAAGCGAATATTGCCACGGCCAGTACTTTGCTTCTGATAAATATTTCTTCATTCGGAGAGTCCGCCATTGCGCAAACCACTCCAAACATGCCTAAGCAAAATATCAAAAGTCTAAATATGTCTGCTATCATGCGTATCCCTCCAAAAGTTTATTGATAAAATAAACCTGTCCTTTTCCTGTAACCTTCGTGGTTCTTGTAATTCTCACGGAACCGTCCGGATTCTGTACGTTGGATTCCTTTATCTCGAATAATCCCTGCTCTACGTACCGCTGCTGCGGCATATTTCGAGATGTTCCGTTTTTAATAAGATATCCGTGGTTCCTCAACCATTCGAATAATCTCTTTTGTCCTATCTGTACTCCATTTTGACAAATCAGTTTCGCCAAATCTCCGACCAGGATAGAAGTTCTGCTTGCAGAAACTGCATCCGCGAATATAGCTTTTGGCTTCTGTTCTTCAATAACTGCTTGCTGGCGTTCAATGAGCGCATCACGTTCAGCTATCTTTCGATTTGCCACGAGCAACGCTTTTGCCATAAGTTCTTCATCGGACAATGTTTCCTGTCCGGCTATGTAACCGCCGTGCTTACGGATTGATGGAAGTACTTCGGATGTTACCCAGCGTTTAAATCTCTTTGCCGAATCCAATTTACTTCCGAGAATGGAAGCATATAAGCCGCTTTCGTTAATAATGCTCAACACCTGTTCTCCGCCAAGGGTACTCATAATGTGCGTACCCTTATCTTCATCGTCGATTCTTCTGATAAGGTCGCTCGCCATTCTGTATCCTAAAATCTTTGCCACATCTGTTGCTGCAAACCACGGCTCATTATCTTTCGTAACTGTCCGAATTTCTCCAAATTCGGAGTTTTTGAAAATTTGTAAATTGCTCAAGTTTGTCCCTCCTGCCCGAAACCTTTACGGCACCAGCAACTCATCCACTGTGGTTCCCAAAACATCCGCAACGGCTTTCAGGTTCTCTACTGTGGGACTGGATTCGTTCCACTTGCTGATTGCGCCGGTGCTTAAATTTGCTTGCTTCTCCACCTGAGCAACACTTAAGCCCTTCGCCTTGCAAACCTCCTTGATTTTGTCGTAAATCAAATTAACATCTCCTTTCTATAATTCAGAAAAGTTTCAGTATTTCTATTGACATTTTACAGAAAATATTCTAATATATTGTTACCACACAATTTTATCATTAAAAATTTTCTGTACCTATGTTATTTTACCGAAAGTTTTCTGTGTTATGTCTTTATTATACAGAATACTTTCTATTTGTCAAGCACTTTTTACAGAAATTTTTCTGTGACTTTTAGAGGAGTATTTTATGACGTTGTATGAACGAATTGAAACACTAAGAAAAATGGAGAAAATATCTCAAGGAAAGCTCGAGAGCGCACTTGGATTTTCAAATGGTTCCATCTCTAAATGGAAAAATAGCACACCTACCATGGAGCGTTTGAATGTGCTGGCTAATCATTTTGGTGTATCTGTTGATTTCCTCTTTGGGAACACAGATACTGTGACTTGTCCTGAGTGCGGCTTTGTTTTTATGCCGTTGTCCGAACAATCTATTGCTGAACATAATGCACATCATAATAGATTCACTGAAATTAAGGAAAAATACCCGTTTTTTATTGAATTCTCTTTAGCTGAAAAACAAAAAACTGATAGTATATTCGGATTCAGGAACCCGCAGTTTTCCTTAGAGGAAAAGGTAGCTTATTATGAAAAATATCTCCAAGCTGCTTTTTCTCTACATATCATTGATAATCATTATGATTACGAAAATATGGATTATGAAGAATTCTGTCGTGCAGAAGTAAAGGATATGACAATAGATTCTCTTATATCAAAGGAATTTATTGACGCATTATCTGATAAATATGGAGTTGTTTGCTGTAACATCGAACATGAAATATCTACAAAACAGTTAGATAATATTGGACAATTAAAAAGAATAATGGAATATGCAAAACGCCTGAGTCCGGATGTGCTGAATAGTTTAGAAATACAAATAAAGGCTTTGGCGGAACAAGATAAGGGCGGCAAGTAATGCCGCCCTTTGATGTTATTCTTCTGTAGTTTCGACGGATTTCAAAGATTTTACCCCTTTAAAACCCCTCCTGTGGCGCATTGTAACACATGCTATATTTTATTGTCAAGTGGTAATGAACGCATCGAATCCAGCTGCCTTGACCTTTTTAAGCATTGCATCGGCATTTGCTTTTACGCTGTAGGCTCCGATTTGGATTTTATACAGATTGCCGACTTTGACCTTGTATGTATCAAAACCCTTGGCTTTAATTTTCTGCAACTGTCGGTCCGCATTTGCTTCTTTGGAGTACGCTCCGACCTGTACCCGGTATAAGATTTCCTTTGCAGGTTCGCTTTCCTTTCCGCCGGACAGTCTTCTGTTGACCTCGTCCGCAATGTGGCCGTGAAGGTTATACAGGTAATCTCCCGGGCAGGATTTATTCGCAAACCACCGGTGCACGGTCATGTTCTGCTTATCGATTTTGCCCACGAGAGAGCTGTCAGCTTTCCAAAGCAGTTGTTTGATGTTATTTCTTTTACAGATATCTTCGCAAAGGTCGATTAAAGCATTAAGTGCCGCATCTGTAACCTTGTAAGGCGGCTTTGTATCGCTGGCAACCTCGATTGTAATAGCTCTGTGGTCGTTCTCACTACCAGAGATGCCATTAACTTTCTTGTCGCCACCGGAAGTCCATGCTCTGTCTTTTTCTTCAACGCTGAGCCCGATAGAGCCATCTTTGCCTACAACATAATTGGAAGAGCATTCTCTGTCCGTGGTAGCGAAATAATCACAGCCCTGCTTTGCTGTCCACTGGCCCACGATACAGTGAATTGTTATGGTATCGATTGCATGTCGTCTCGGACTTGTCCTGTTCTTTGTAATTCGGGTGTAGGAAACTAAAGGACTATTGCTCATAAGCTCCCTCCTCCGTCACATCGATAGCGTCAATAACAATTCCCGCGTTTTCCTGCATCTTCATCTGCTTAACAGCTGCTTCAATCAAAATATTAAGCTGTTCATCAGAAATAGAAATATTCTTAGCCATCAACATCTTTTTCAGGAACTTTGTAACATAATCCTTCTTATCTTGCCCAGACTTGTCCCATAACACCTGCTGCGCCATAAGAACTGCATACTTTGCCCATTGCGCTACGGCATTTAAGTTCTCTGCCCCGATTTTGTCCTTTACCCACGGCACGAGATATCTCGCAATAACTAATGCCGCAATCATTACCAGTACCTTTAAAATTTCAAATAAAATATCACTCATGATTCTACCTCCGCTCTACGCCGCTTTAATGATTTCTACAATAACTTCTGTTAAATTCAGACCTTCTCTCATGCTTTTTGGAAGGCTCTGAATGACATTGATTGGTACCTTTGTCCGGTTCTCTGTCTTTGCTTTCCAGAAATAGAACCCGGTGGATACCGCAAGCTGTGCTATCCACGCAACATCCAGTGTAATAAAATCGATGTCCGGATATTTCACAGTGCAAAATAAAAGGACTACCATAAACAGGTAGTCCGTAAATAAAAGGATTTTAGAGAACTCTGGCTTTCTCATATATCACACCCCTATTTCAATCCAACTGCTGCGGCCAGATATCCAAGGATAATACCTACGGCTGCAGTGACGAGGATCCATTTGAATTTTTCCCACTTGTTGTTCCCGTCTCCTTCAATCTTGTCAAGTCGTTCAATCGTCTTGTTTAAATCTTCGCGCATAAACTTCATTTCCGTGGCAATTTTTTCAATGGCAGTTATTACAGCATTGTTTTCCTTAATTGCTTCGCTATGCTCATTCAGACGCTTTGTGTTAGACTTGCTTCTCTCTTCGACTTCCGTGAGACGATGTTCGAAATCTCTAATTTCTTCTACGGTCAACACTCCTACCTCTTCTTTCTGCAAATAAATGGCCTGAGCCACTAATGACGCCTGCTAAAGTACTGTTGTTTCTTCGATTTTGCTTATCATTTCATCAACTTCAACTAATCTGCAGCGGTAATAATCCTTGACTTCCTGCGATACCTGGTCTATCTGCTCCAATTCTTCTACCAACTCCCGGATCAGCTGAACTTGCTTTACTGATATCTCGCAAAGCGTATTTATAACAGCAAGTAAATCTACACCGTTACTCATACTGTTCGCCTGTTATTTCAGTGTATTCCTCTTCGGTAATTTTCTTTTTTGCCACCATGTTGTAAACCATCTGCTTATTCCAAAAGCGGTCGTCGTAATATCCCTTGATTTTATCAAACATAGCACTGTGTTCATCCATATTATTCTACCTCCGTAACGATTTCGTTTTCGCTATCTGTAGGTAATTCAATATCTGCCATGATAGCAATATAATCAATTAAAGCCTGGTTCTTTTCGCTCTGGGCAATCGCGTTTTCACGTCTAACCTCGCTCCGGATATCGCCGCTTGTTCTAATAATATTCATGCCTATTTCCTCCATAAATCGTAGTAAAATTTCTTCATATTCTGCACGAGCTTATATGAAGTGCCTTTGGAAGCATGAGAATTTAACCAGCACGAAAAATGTTCATCTACTCTGTGCTTGTCCATCTCGCCCCGCTTTACTTTTGCCACCATTCTTACGAGCTTTCTCTTTTCACGCTTTACGTTGTCAGGGTCAATAAACATCAAAACTTTGCCGGTATCTGTCAACCGGAACCGGAAACCAAGATATTCTATCCCTTCGCTTAATTCAAAAACTCTCGTTTTCTTAGGATTAAACTCAAATCCCATTTCTTCGATTCGTTCTTTGATTTTCTGCAAGCATTCTTCCAGATATTCTTTGCTGTTATGTATCGCGATAAAGTCGTCCATATATCTTTGATACCATTTCAGTCTCAGATCTTCTTTGGCATAGTGGTCTATGGGATTTAAAACCGATATACCTGCAATCTGTATCATCTGACTTCCTGGGTTAAAACCGATTTCTCTGTCGTACTGGTCGTCAATAATCCTTTCAACATGCCAATAGATATCGTCTGGCAGTAACTTTCTGAAAACCTCTTTCGCTACATCGTGCCTCATATTTGGATAATAACCGTGTATATCGCACTGAAGAACATAACCTTTGTTTCCGTGCTTCCTGTAGTAACTTCTCAAATCATAAATAAGCTGATTTCTGGCTCTATCTATACCTTTGCCCTTTTGACAAGCAAAATTCTCCGCTATAAAAGTATTGGTAAGCGTCGGATATATGCTGTTATCATTAAGGCTTCTTTGGTATACTCTGTCCCGGAAAGCAATACTTACAACATCCCGCCGCTTTGGTGTATATAGTGTAAATTTCGATGTCTTTCTCGCCTTGTAGGTTCCATTCTTCAATTGGTCTGATAGTTTCAAGCACGATTCGATGTCATTTAGCACAAAGCTCGCAACGCTGCTTTTCCACGTAACCCCACGCTTACATCGATGCATCGAATCGTATATTTCATTGAAACTAATGATTTCCTCTAATTCCAAATTAGGTATTTCCGCCACGTTCATAGTGATACTACCTCTCATACAAGGTAATCACATCATAGCGGTGTTGTTTAGCCCGTACAGGGCAGGGAATTCGGCTCCTTGTGCTACCTCAAAGGGAATTATTCTTACGGAATAACCATGTTTTTCTTTGAGTCTCACAATCCAGGGGCGAAGCGATTCGCGTTGCGCGCGTTGTTGTTGTTGGCGTAGCCTCCCGCGTTGACATTCCACGTATTGTAGGCGTTGCCGCGATTAGCCGACCGCAACCGAACATGCTGCGTTATAGCCTACCTCCCATCTATATTAAGCATCACAATCTTTGTAACGCTCAATATCACTCTCGTGCCATTTGCGCAACTTATCCCGCACTTCTATAGTTTTTCGACACCAATATTCTTCCCTCTTGCTTCTGAGATGGAATACTGATTTTGCCAAACTTATTAGTGAAAGCAAATCTTTGCAACTTCTTATGGCATTTTCTTGAAGTTCTAGCCGTTCGTCCGCCCTTTTCCTGCTTCCATCCACCTTGATATCATTGGCATTCCATGCATCTAAATAGATATTTAATGCGGCCTCTACGATGCGCTTTGTTAAATTATCATTGCACTCTGGCAAGAATACCTTTGAATTTGATGTGATTTTAAGCGTATATGCCGCCAAATCTTTCGCAAGCATAATTACTTTCAACTTGCTTTCTGTCCTTTTATCTGCCGGCACTGACATGGCGTACTACCTCCTTCCTGAAAAATCTCCCCGGTATCCGTGGGTACCGGGGATTATATTTGATGGCCGGATTAGCAAATAGCACAGCCAGGGGCGAAGCGATGGGCGTAGCGCGCGTGGTAGTCGGAGGCGTAGCCTCCCGCGTAGACAAGCCAAGTATTGAAGGCGTAGCCGCGAAGAGCCGACCGCAACCGAACATGCTGCGCTGCGCTGTGGTTTTCCACTCCGTAATGAATAAGTTCCTGATAAATATTTGGATGCCACCCAACCGGAGCAGCTGTTCCTAAACGGCGTTTCCAATACTCCCATGCGGAACCTTCGCCTGCCAACTGATTCGCAATATACATTTCTTCCAGCGATAATAAAAATACCTTATCGTATGTATCTTCTAAATTATCATCTTCAATTCCAGTATCGGAAACCGAGTTCAAGGCGGTTGTAACCTTTACAGCGCGAAGATTTGCTTTTAATCTGTCTGGCATACCAGACATGAAGCCGTGCTTTGTAAACAGCTCATTTGGTCGAACATCAAGCCCGTTCTGAGGTGTCCACCATTCTCCGATTCCCTTATCGGAATTAAGGAACTGACGAATTGCCGACTGGCTCCATCTGTTGTAACCAAATGCCACGGACTGAAGGTTGCCAATATCTTTACCGGAAGGGTTTGAGCTGGAAATAGTTCCAAGTGATGTGCCTGCACTACCGGCGGATACCAGTACCACTTCTTGTGCTTCCTGGTCTTTCGGAGTTTCCAATGCCGCAATCTTCCATGCAGATGTTGCGGATTCGTAAATACTTGCACCATTAAACCATAAAACGCCACCTGCAGGTACTGCCTTTGTTAATGTAAAATTATAAATATTACCGGCAACTAAATTATCGCCCCATGAGGTACCAATTTCGAAGCAGTAAGTTCCTGCTGGTAATTCTTCTGTGCAATGATAAAGTGCCTGATAATTGTTAAACTGTACTCCGAATGGAGAAGCATAATGCCACTGGATATACATTGCCGGTACCTCTGTGCCATCGTTTAAAATCGCATTCTTAAATGAGCCAACCTGCCACGGAACCTCATATGTAACTCCTGTAGCTTTATCGGTCCACTGGTCTACAATCAAATCTCCTACCGCGAAAACTTCTTGTGCTTTACCCTGCCGGACGATTGAGAAAATATCGTCCCAATCGGTAGGTCTTGCGTATGCACCGGATGCAATACTTCTCAAGAGTTTGTTTTGCTCCTGCATTTCCGCAAGCATGGCTTCTCCTGTTTCATTCAATAAAATAGGCTTTGTAACCATTTCTCTTCACTCCTTTTCGTTAAAATGATATGCATATTGCCCCATTTTGGACGGATAGACCGAGTTCGGATAAATCATCCTGCAACTGCTCTATATCATCCTCGATGGAATTGATTTTTGCCGCAATGACTTTGTTCTGTACTGGATTTACGCTATCCGTAGATAACGCACTGTCCACAACATATTCTGTTCCTAGCTGCCAGAATTCTCCGTCCGCCGGCGTTACTCCGGTGCATTGCTTTTTACATACCCATAATGCGTTATTATAGCGGACCATATCTAATGCTGTGTACGTAACAGATGCAGAATATGCGCCCCGCGGAATCAACAAAACTCTTCCTGCACTTGCTGCCATATTATGTGTTCACCTCCCACTCTAAATTACCGGTATCTGCGTTGATATTGAAGTTGTAATATGGAGTATCATACATGAGCTCGCCTGTTGCGAAATTCATCGTAAACAACACTCCTCCAACCGCTTTTTCTGCTTCAGCAAGCAAATCCGCGCTTTCTTTAGCTGTCTGCTCTGCGTTGTTTTCCGCCGCACGTGCCTGCTCCATATATAACTGCGCATTTGATTCTGACTTTGCCGCATTATTTGCATTCTGGGTTGTGATTGCAACTTGTTGCTTAACATCGGCCATTAAGTTCGGACGAAGCATTTCCTCTGTAATTGAGCCATCTTTTATCCGAGACTTGACTTTCCCTCCGGAAGCATCATGCGCAATTGTGTCGCTATCTTCAAACTCATATTGAGTAATAAGCGATGAGATGTCCGCGTACTTCTTGGTTCCGTCCTGAGATATGATGATGATCCGTTGCGTATCAGCATCATAATCGATATCAATTGCCAGCTTTTCCATATCTGTATCGATATATGCTTTAGCACCATTCAGATAAGAGACAATGATTCTTCCGGAATCTCTTTCGTATGCAATGCTCTGCACCATCGTATAAGCTACATCCATACCTAATTTTGTTACATCAAGATTAAGTACTCGATTATCCAGCTCGTCAACGGCGGCATCTATTTTGTTGAGATTTGCTTCATTTATGGGAGTATCGACGCTCGGATAATTCTCCCAGTTAATCCGACTGTACGCTTTCTGGTAAGCCATCTCCTGCCTCCTTTTCTGCTTTATCGCGCTCTACGATTTCTCTTTTGATTTGCTCGTTTGCGGTTTTTTCAGTTGCATTGGATATTTCTCTTAATACTATGGATTTTACTTCTACTGGCAAATCCACGGAATTGATATAGCGAACAATGCTTTCTCTGAATTCTCTGATTCGTAAATTAGCGTAATCTTTCATGGCTCATTACACCAACTCTCTTACCTTTGATTCAAATTCTGCATAGTCAGCATCGCACTGTTCCAGGTTTGCTAGATAACGTTCTGTGTCTAATACATTTTTTCCATAGCCGATAGTGCCATCTTCGTTAATTGTCGCTCTCATACGGATAACGACCGTTTCATCAACGACTGAAGTTGCTGTTACTGTAGTTGCTCTTACAAAATTCTTTACCATATTCTTTACCTCCAATTATTAAACTCTATATCCCCAGACATAGACATCTTCGTTTTCAAGCTGTAGATACAACCAGCCCGCTTCATCAATCACTACCGAATTTACATCAGTCCTTAAACTGCCTGTGCTCGATATAAGGCTATTGATATAGCTGGTATTTGTTGATACTGTACTTTCTAAATCACTAATGTCATCGGAAGTAAGGTAATCTTCTTCTATGGTATCTAATCTATTCTTGATGTATATAATATCTGTGCCATTATCGCTTACGCCTTCAAGGGCCAATTCTGCGTCACTCGCAGCATTCATTACGTCTGTGCTTAAACTGCTGTATGATTTACTTAAAAGCTCGATATCTGAAGAGTAATCTGTAACATAAGAATCTATGTTGTTAGAGGTAATTGGCGTATATCCATTTAACGTCTTGCATGATAACGCCGCATCGGAAGTGCCTATTGATATTCCATAAACATCGCTTACTGTTATGATTTGCTTTGAATCTAACGCAATAACAGAAGTGCCGTAAATCGTTGTCCCGCTACCATGACTAATAATCACTCCGTTTTCAGCTACTGTCATTGTAGTGTTTCCGTCTCTTAAGACAGCTTGACCGAGTTCGTTCACGGAGAAACCTCCGTTAATCGTTGTATAACCTTCCAGTTTAATATGTTCAGAATCGATAATTACTTCATCTAACGCAATCGCAATCATGCTCTCAACTTCATCTGATTCTAATTTAAACAAAATTGCATTTGCGTTTGCGGTAATTCTGGTCGATAATTCATCGTCGGCATTCTCGCGGTCTGTTATCTCTATGGATAATCCATTTGCGTTTGCGGTAATTCTGGTCGATAATTCATCGTCGGCATTCTCAAACTCTGCCCTGAGATCAGCTGCCGTGACAGTAATCTCGCTCCGCAAGCCAGCTTCCATGTCTGTCATTTCTAATCTCGTTTCATCAACTGTTCTTGTCAGCTTATTTGTTTTACCTTTCAGCTGGATAATCGAGCTTTTGATTGAGTTGATTTCTTCCGTATTTTCTTCTTCTCCGTCAGCATAAAACGTATCTCTAAGTGACTGTATTCCCTTTAATGTTCTTTCCAGGATGTAAGATTGAACCATCTCCCGCTTTCCGGTAAAAACAACTAATTCTCCGACCTGCATGCACGGATTACCGCAAAGAGTAGCGTTAAATGGTCTGTATTCCGGGATACTGATAACGCTCAATAAATTCTCTGCGATTTCACTTAAATCATCTGCAGATTTTCCGTAAACAAGGAAATTGTCTTGCACAATATAGCAATTTAAGCCGCTACCCGCAATGGCTCCTACGTCGTTTTCTTCTTGCCGAATCTGCAATTTGCTTATCTTTTGCGTAGTGAAATCCTCATATTCGCAATTGATGTAATGCTTCTTTAAAATCGTATTTGCATTTGTTTCCCTTGGATAGAGCGCGTTTTGCGGATAAAGCGTATTTTCCGGATAAAGGCCGGGAGATAATGCCTCCAGGATAACGTACCTAAACTTTCCGCTTCTTCCGATGTTACCAAAGCATCCGTTGATTTCACAAATTGCTGTGATTACATCTTTGCCGGATATGCTCTCTGGCTCAATGGTTTTCTCTACGTACATATTGTCATTGATAAGAGTTATTTCCTCTTGCTCAATTCCGAAATAATCAAAAAAAGCGGTCCTGAACCGCTTTAATGTCATCGGGAAAGATAATCCCATATACCATTCCGTCACATCTGCATGCAATACATCATGCAACGCATCATAAGCAACGATGTCTCGGTAATTTCTATCCGCATTTGGCTTATCCGATACAACCTTATATTCGCCGATTTTAAAGACTTTTTCGCTTAACCCATTAAGAACTACACTTGCGGTTATTTTTTTGTTCTTTAGCGGCGTGACGATGTTAGAGACCGTAAATTTAAACACGCTAGATTCGCAACATCCAAACCGAAGCCTGTTTTCGGAGCAAATGCTTTCACTAAGCTCAATGCTCTCAAAATGCAAATCGTCATTTGTAATCGTTCCTCCATTAAACGAAATAATGAAATCCTTGTGGACGCTATCTTGTTGGAAAATATCAGCGTATTCATGTTTAATCATTTCTGCCTATTCCTCCTCCAACTTTAATAGCCTATCAAGGCAATTCTTAACGGCTTATATCGAATTACACCGTCCATTATTGAATGAATTGTAAATACCGGGTCTGGCATATACATTTCCTGCGTGATATATGCCCTATCTTCCGGAGACCATGCCGTTACGTATGCTTTTCTTTCGCTTGGCACGGTAAAATTCTCGGAAATATTATCAAATAATTCGGACATCTCCGCATCGGTAAGCATGGCCGGAGTATTGAATTCAATCTTTAACGGTCTATGTTCCAGGGCATCTCTATGCAATACACCGTTGCCGTCTGTATATGTGTCCGCATCTTGGATAATATGCTGGACTACATATGATTCAGCTTGTATGAATTTCTTGGCCGGTACCGTGTAACTACCGATTCTCAATAAAAAGCCACTGTAAGCCATGTTTTCCTCCTGTTTTTGGGTACAAAAAAGACACCTACCTGAGTAAGTGCCTTTTAATTACGATTACTTTTCAATCATCCTGCCATCTTCATCTATATAAGGTGCTGCGTCTGGGCATAATTCTATAAGCTCTTTTGCGTACAGCTTCAATGCTAGCTTTTCACTATCGGAAAGACTATCCTGTCTTTCGGCTAAATCTGTCCATATTTCATAGACTTCTTCCAATCTTCCTCCGCTTTGTGTATGCTCTAATTCTCCGTTAAGATAATTGACCTTTTTTTGTATATCATCAATTTGCTCATCGAGCCCACTATATTTCTCCCTGATGTCCTTAAGCTCTTTTGAATCGTGTCTATCTGACGCGCCAAAGCTAGAAAAACATAAAATCAACATTGTTATTATGAAAATTCCAGCGGCACTTATTACATGTGTTATTTTTAGTTTTACACTTTTATGAGTGTACGACAATTTATATCCGCAATGGATACATTTTTTTGCGGTATCGGAAATATCCTTGCCACATTCCGGACATTTTATTAAAGCCATAAGAAACACCTCCCATGCATCAACAATAACACATGGGAGGTTTAAAATCAATAAGCAAATCCGCTTTGTCCAGTCCGCTCTATTTGTTCTTTATCGCAATCTACGACTGCTTTATATATTGTTTTTCTGTCGAGATTCAATGCAACTTCAACCTTTTTGGTCGATGTTCCAGTTTGCGAATCTGAATTTTTCTTCTCACTGTATGCGCTGCTTGCCACTGTATTTCTTGTGCTTGCCAATTCGGAATTTATACCATATGAGCCATATGATATTTCAGGAACTTCAATAACTGGAAATGTAAATTCTATGCTGTCCAGTTTTTCTTGAATCATGTCCCCTAATCTGACGATAAGGTCCAATGTGCTATCTATCGAGCCTTCTATTCCGAGATTAAAACCTTCTATCCAGAATTCGCCGAATTCCTCCATTAGTCCAGATGGACTATGGATTTGATAAAACTCACAAAATGCTTTTGCTGTTATTCCTGCGAAATTTGTTACTGCGCCAGAGGCACCGCCGGTTCCTTTTTCGATCCCCTGTTTGAATCCTTCGGTGGCATTTTTGCCTAAATTTTGATAGGCTTCATTGATATTTGTGACGGCTTCGCTTGCTCCATCATAAGCAAATTGAGCCTTTTCGAGTTCTTCCAATGCTTCTACGTATTCCTCGACCGCCGCTTGTCCGTCTTTCAAAGCTCCGTAGTCATTTCCGAGCCACCGGTTCCATGAAAACTTTTTGTCCGTAAACAATGCGGCCATTGGGTCCCCTGTCAGTCCCATTCTGTCCAGTTGCAACGTCGCTGCACTCTTTGTTCCAACAAAAAGATTGCCTGTTTTCATGTAACTGTCAATAGCTTGTTGAATCTCGGCATCTGTAAGCATCGAAAAGCCTTCTTTTAGCTTACTGTATAATTCGTCTTTTTGCGTGGTTGCTTTTTCAAGAGCAATGGCGGCTTCTGTTTGAGCTGCATAAGCCTGCTTATATAAATCTCCGGTAGCTTCTAACTTATACAGCTCGATTTGCTTATCGATTACCGCCTGTATATTGTCCGCAACTCCCTCAAAAGCACGTCCGTTTTCGTCGATATATGGTGTAACTTCTGGACATAGCTCTTTTAACTGATCTGCATAAAGTTTCAATTTTCCCTTTTCTGCATCAGTTAACTCGCCGGTTTTATCATTGAGCCTCTTCCATTCCATATACAGTCTCGTTATTTCTCCGCCACTGTTTATCTCTTTCATCTTATCATCAAATGAGCCTACGTTCTGCGATATTGTACTTATTTCTGCGCCAAGGTCTGCATAAGCATCGATAATTGCACCAAACCCTTCAGCAAATGCTTCCGTGTCTCCTTGACTTGCTAAATCCACTAAGGCAAGTATGCCTGCGCCCAGCGCAAATGTAGATAAAATAGGATGCGCTTTGAGGGCTCCGCCAATGCTAGAGATGCCGCCGCTAAATGATGTGAACGCCTTTGACATGCCGTTAATGCCAGATATCGTCACAGCAAATCCTGCAAGATTTCCGAGCTTTTCGCCCACCTTTTCAAGTGTCTCCGGGTCTATATCATCAATAACATTGCTAAGCGCATCAAGACCGCTTGTGAATGCTTCTAAAGATATTCCGGCCAGTGATTCAAAGTAATCAACGAATCCCGCGCCGAATCCTTCAGCGAATGGGCTTATTTCATCTCCAAATCCGCTTACACTATCAGCGAGCTTAGTGAAATTTTCGACTATTTTATCTATCTTCAGTTTCTCTGTAAATTGGTCCGCAAATACTTCTGCTTTGTTTTCCAAATCATCAAATGCTTTGTCCCATACGCTTTCATATTCGGACAAAGCTCCGTCTATTTCATCGGATAAATCAATGTCGCCAAATCCAGCATCGGTACCAAAGATATTATTGCCGCCATTGATGAGATTAAGTTCATCAAAGCCTCTAACAGAACCTTTGAACTCCTCAATTGCATCTGTTGCTCCATTGATATCTTCCTCTAAATCTTCGAAATCTCCATCAATGGTACCGCCGCTTATTCCGTCCTGAAGGTCTTTCAACCAACTTTCTCCATATAGAGAGAATCCAAGGCTTGTAATCAAGCGATTTGTGGCAATAACTAATCCGTTTACCACCGGTAATGCGTCCTGTACGATAGGCAGGAACAAATTGCCTACGGTTCTTGATAAATTTTGGCTCTGCTGTTGAAGAACACGATACTGGTTTGCAACAGAATTAAGGGTATTTGCTTGGTCGCCCCATGCGACCTTGCTTTGGTCGAGAATGGCAAGGACGCGCAACTGCATCTTTTCCGCTTGCGTCATTTCGGAAACCGCTTTTTCAAGTCCTAATTCATAAGCGTATGTTTGCAGTGTTGCGTTCGTGATATCGATGCCGTATTTGTAAAGACTTCTGCTTTGTCCGATGATGCCGGACGAGAAGTTAGTCATAACGGTACTTAAATCCGTATTTGTCAAAGAAGACATATCGGAAGACAGCATAGATAATATCTTCGATGTATTTACACTGACCTTTCCCATAAGACCAACAGAGTTTGTAACAGCTCCAATTTTAGCCTGGAAGTTCATTATCTGTTGAGGGTCAACGCCAAGTCCGATTGTACCTGATTCGATAAGCTCGCCATTGTTCCCGAGAGAGTATCCGGTCATTTTCTGCGTCAATTCTTCCATGGAAGTGCTGAACGCTTCTGCATAGGCTTCCGCGCTTGCCGCTCCGATTTCTCCGCTGGCTATAGCAAAATCCTTGCCGATTTTATTCATTGTAACGTTGAAATAGTTATAGGTCTCTACGTAATCCATCGAGTTATCGACAGCTTCCCATAACTCTTTTGCCGCCCGGATAACCAGAAAATAGTTTGCATACAGCTTTCCAATTGCGCTTGCAAGGGATGCTGTGTTTGCTCTTGCTCTGGCCGTGCTGTTCGAATAATTGTTTAAATTATTTGCTAAACTCCGGCTTGCCGTTCCGACTCTTTGTCCCTGTGAACTAAGATTTGCCAGGGCATTTGTCATTTGAATTACATTTCGTGACACATGTGGAGCTCTGGACAATACAGTAAGCATATTATTAAGTTCTTGCGTCAACAAAGGAAGATTCGCAATTGCCCTGTCAACCCTTGAATAACCTAATCTCGCAAGATCGTTAGCGAGAGATGCTATTCCGTGGCTTCCGTTTGAAGCTACCGACATCCCATTAAGAGCGCGGCTTATTGTAGATAATGCTGATGCAGTGCCGTATATGCGTTGCGTATTAAGAGTGGTTAATCTCTCAATATTCTTTGTAAGCCGAGTGAAATCGGCGGTTCTTACGTTGGATAATCCACCTGCAGCATTAACAAATTTCTGTAATCCATTTGCCATGCCGCCAATTCCACTACCGTTAATGCTCGAAAGAGAGGTGGCTACTCTATCTAACTTTTTGATTAAGTTTTCGAGTTGCTGGTTCGCTTTCCTAGCTTCAGCTTCGACCTGTATTTCCAAACGGTCAATATCGGTTCCCATAGACACACCACCTATCGTAAATATAATTAAGCAAGTTTTCTTGCATTGTTTCCGAATTCAAAAATAGCGGCACCGCCCACAATGACAGTGCCGCTATTTATTTCACTATTTCTTTTTATTTTGCGTTGCATTGAAATTGCTTTCCATAATCTGCAGTTGCATAAGCAGCTGTTTCTGAAATTCCAATTTCCGCTCTTCTGTGAGCTCCTCTGTGCTTTCGTCCTTCTTGCCTAAAATCGGGGCTTTGAAATATTCAGAAATTGCCTTATCGCCGCACAGACAATGTTCTACCGCTACGCCCACAGCCCTTGTCACGTATATTCCCATTAAGTACATTTCTTCGTCCTTCATGCGCTTTTTTATTGCATGCGCTGATTTGAAGCATTCTAACTTCTTAGGGTTCAAATGCCAAAACAAATCATACGGAACATCTACGGCAAGTGCATTTGGTAAATATTCTTCTTGAATCAATTTGCGAAAATTGACTAATTTTCTTTCTTCTTGCTGTCCTTCCCCGGTTTCACGTTCTCGATGGTCTGATTCATTGTCTGAATCATCTTTGTGATTCCGGCCAGGTCGAAAAAACCATCATCTTCCATGCAGATTTTCATTTCTTCAAAAAGGTCGTTATATGTCAGATTATTTTCTTTCATATATGACTTCATTACTTCTTTTGCTTCTGCTGAAGATAGGTTATGATTTTCCAAAAGGCCCGCAAAAAATGACTCTCTGGCAATTCTCGGGATGTCGGCAACCATTTCCGTCACGCCATTAAACATTGCCGCTCCGGCGGATTTGCCTTTGCTTGCGTTTTTAATGATATAGGTGCCGGACAGAATATTAAACATATCCTGAACCACTTCTTTACGTTCTGCAGCTTCAAACGAAAACTCCAAAACATATTCTTTTTCGTTCACTTTAATAGTTTTCATGTTTCCTTACCCTTTCCTATTGCTTTTTTTGGAAAGGGGGCAGCCCGAAAGCCGCCCCTTGCCATTTCTAATTATTTACTAAGCACTTGCTGCAGTTGGCTCAATCGCATCGGCGAGACCTACGTATTCATTGATTACGCAGTTAATTTTAAGCTCTGCAGGAGAACCCTGTCCGATTTCAGGCATCGGAAGCAATGCCGGCGGTGTCGCCTTTACGAAAAATGACTTTTCAAGCCCCGGGAACCAAACGTTAATCCAGGTTGCGAGATTGTTTGTCTTTCCAGCTGCGCTTGCAGTTTTGAAAGTCTCTAATGCGGTAATAACATCATCATTCATACCGAATGTTAATGGCCAGCTGCCACCGGTGTCTGCAACACCTTCTGCGTACTGCTTAATCTTATCTTCCAGTGCGGTTACATCAATTCTGTCCTGCTCAAGATTGATGCCGCCTACTGCCTTACATCTCTTTAACCACGTAAATGCTGTTGGTTTTGTGCCTTTAGTGGTTTCAACCGCATAACCAACTTTTACGCCAATAGTAGTTAAATCCATATTAACACCTCCATAAAAAATAGAGCCTTGCGGCTCTTTCCTTTGATTTGCATATTATTCTTTAGTGTAATTTTATCAATGTATCTCCTGCGCCGAATGCTCTCTGGTACCGAGCAATCCAGCGCGTGATTCTTGTATCTTCCACGTTCGTTACCGGTACAGGACCGCTCTTGCAAGCAAATCCGTACGATAACATGATTTTCTTTGCCTTGTTGCTTATTTCATTACATGTGCTACCCGCAAGGTCGCCGGTTGCATAAGTTGTAATTTTAATCAACGGTGTTTGTGAACCCTCGTTCCCAGATAAATCGTAGTTTCCTCCGGAATTATCTTCTAAGGCTATATCGACATAGGGCAGCTCCGCTTCTTTAGGTACAACATATCTGCCGACTGTGCACGAAGCATCTTTCGATATTGCCTTTTTCAAAACGGTATATGTTGCGTCCCAGTCAAATCCTGCCATCTCCAAACACCTCTCTTGCAATCTTAGGTATCAACGCCCTTAAATCTTTTCCTGTTTCGTACATAAACGGTCTGCTTGGCATGCCCTTTGTCCAATGCCATTCTCCGTCTTTAAAATAATGCCACCCCGCTTCTCCGTGCGCATTGATGTCGTATTTCCAGTTTGTTAAACCAGCTTCCGGATGTGGATTCTCTGAACCGACAATGCCGGTACCGAATTCCACATAAGGGGCCCATTCACAACCTGTATATATAACCCATTGCGAACCATTCGTGAGAAGCGAACCAGGTTCCGCATTTATGCTTTCAAGAAGTTCTCCCGTATAAATGGCCGGATATTGCATTATCTTGATTTGCGCAAGTATAACACCTTCTTCGGCAAGCCTCCGGGCGAATATCTCGCATTTGCGATTCAGCTCTGCTTGCAATCGACGCAACTCTGTGATTGCGCCTCTTACCTCGCGCACAGATAATCCGAATTTAACCAGCATTACCGACACTTCCCTTCGGTAGTCTCTTGAGTAGATATTTTACAGAATTCAAACTTGGCTTTACTGCTAAAACCGAATAATCTGCACTATCCCCGAGCGCATGTCCGTTCTCGTCGGTCTGCGGCTCCGTATCGTGCCAAATTCGGCTTGTTTCACATATAGGCAAGGATTTGTCCGTTGTGACCAAAACCGCCTCGTAATCGCCATTCTCGAATCCGTATTCTGCCATTTCTGATTCGCCGCCGGATACTGAAATATTTGCATTCAGCAAAATTGGCTCACTATAACCCGGCTTCGTTCCTGCTTCGATTGGAGCCTTATTGCCGGTACCGTCGTCCACATAGATAACTTCTCCGGATTCATCTTTTTTGTAAACCACAACTTCTCCGGCGTAAGTGGCATAATACAGCTTTTGCATGTTTTTCTTTAAACAACGCATTGCACACCTGCTTTCTATACGCCCACAAACGGAATAACATCTTCATATGCCGAAATACTATCGAAATATGTACGATTTATACCATTCTCGCTGTGGCCCTTTTGGTTTTCTGCTCCGATTTTTGAATCGATTTCAATGGCCGCCATTGCGATTTTGTTTTTGCTTTTTTTCATATCAGCAAGCATCTGGGCTTCCGTCCAATGCGGAGGGAAATTCCGTTTATCGCAATACTTCTCAATAGCAAGGGCGGCAGATAAATCATTCACGGTCAAATTTCCATATCCATCTTTGATACATTGAATTACTGTACTTTTAAAATCTTCCACCCTTGCCACCTCTTTCTTATAAGCCTAAGATTTTAATGATTTCTTCCTTAAGAGCTGCACCCGTACTCTCTTCGGCATTCTCAATGCCGAGCTTGGCAGCAAGTACCTTTAACTCATCAACCGGCATTCTGTTGATATCCGTTTTGGTGTATTCATTGCCAGTACCTTTGCCATCTTCCGGTTCTTTGTCGCCCTGCTCTTCATTGCCCTGACCTTCGCCGTTTGTATTATCAGTTCCTGTTGGAGCGGTGGTTTCTCCCTGGGATTCTTCCTTGGATTCTTCAACTACCTCTACCGGTACCTCTGTACCGGCAGGGTAGTAATTGCCTTTATATTTCACTGCATAAGCGTATTTCATGGCGTATACCCCTTTCCGCTAAACTAATAGCACTTAATCTGATATGTCTCGTCCATTCTTTCGAAGGATGGGAGAACGATTTCAGATACGGTTACCTTGGTCTGTTCTGGGTCATGTTCGGATGTTACCATAACGGTAATACCGGTTTCTCCAATTAACTTAACATCGGCGGTCTTGGATGCCATACCGGTTCTTTCTTCCGGAGTGCAACCATACCATGTGTTACCGAGCGCACCGTTCGGAATCAGTGTAGCATGGCCGTCTGGGAAGAACTGAGTTGCGGTACCAGTCTCATCCTTGAACTTCTTGTTGTAAACGATAATGCTGATTCCCAGCTCTTCGCTGAATAACGCCTTTACCTTCTTGTCAGTAACAAAAACAACCGGTGTTTCGCTCTTAGCGAGGATTGCACTCTTGATGTTCTTGTTCTTCTTTAAGTAGTTCATGGTCTTCTTGGAGATGATCATGATGGATGGAGTTTCGCCGGTAAGGTCTTCTACTGCACCCTGACCTACTTCAACGTCGCTAAGCGGGTCGGAGTTTTCAATATCGGACCACATATCGGTGGCATCAGTTAATTCCATGAAATTGTTCGCCTTATATGTACCCTGTGGGTCATAGTTGTAAGCGTAGTTCGCGCCGTTCGCCTGAATCTTAATCTTTGGTGTACCGTCTGTTGCTGCCAGCAACTGCATAATCATTCTTTCAGGTACCACTTCTGCGCCAGATACCAATGCGTCTGCATCGTCATAAATTCTGTCGATTACTTCTTTTGCATATGGATCCTTGGAATCCTGTAAGCGAAGGATTTCCTGCTCATCGGCTTCCTTCACGTTGAAGGATTCACGGAAAAATGCCATTTCGGTCTCATCCATCTTGAAACCAGAACGGCTTCTAAGGGTGGACTTTGCGTCGAAATTGGATGGCATCAGGGAAACCGGAAGTCCCTTGGATGTCTTAATCCACTTAAGGTCAAGGCCCATCTTCTTCTTTGCCGGGAATAAACCGGAACCGAGATAAGCCTGCTTATTGCTGGCGGTTGTCAAATGGCGGATTGCAATAGCTGCCGCACTAAAAATGTCTCTAATGTTCATACTTCCTTACCTCCTCTTATTCAAAAACAATCAATGGAAGTGCTGTTTTTGCTTCTGCTGCCAGTGTTAAACCACTGTTAGCGTTGCAGTTAGCTTCATTTACGCAAGCGAAAGCCTTAACAAGTGTGCCGTTTGGATTATCTTCATACACATCGGTATAAAGGATACCAACAGCTTCGCCTGTATTTGCAACTACGCCTGCTGCGGAAATTGGGCTGCCTGCCTTAACTACTCCACTTGCTACACCGGAGAAATCCAGTGCAATTTCGCTAAATAATTCGCCGCCGAGCTTTCTCTTCAAAATCTCCGGCTGCATGTTGATTGCTGTAGACTTAAATTTCATTTTTCTCTACCTCCTGTTTAACCTTCAAGATAACTGTTTACGATAGTTGCAGACGCTTTTGCGCTTTCTCCGGATTGCTTTCCATACTCTTCAGCAAACTTTTCAGCTTCGGTCTTCTGAGTTCCGCCATCGTCAGAACCACCATTTCCGCCCGGAGTACCTGTATCATCAAGCTGCTTCTGGTCGTGCGCCTTAATACCATCTTCACGGAATTTGTTCATGGCAGCAACAAAGTTGTTTGCTCTTGTCTGTACGTCCTCTAACTTTTCAACGCCAGACACAAGCCCAGGCAATAACGTTTCCATCTGCTCGTCTGAAATACCGGCCTTAGATAAAATTGCTTTTGCTTCTGTGCGGAAGTTATTCGCTGTAAGGTCAGCATTCTGCTGCTGTAAAGCCTCAATCTGCTTCTGCATCTTCTCTGCATCGGTCAAATTCTGATTCTGCAAATTATCTAACTGCGTCTGCAAATCCTTTGCCTTGTCCGCTTCTGCTTTGTACTGGTCCGCTTTAGCTTTCTCTTTTATTGCTTCTGCGTTTACGTTGTTCAAATAAGCAGTAATCTGCTCTTCTGTAGGGTTCTCAACTCCTACTTCCTGCAATTGGCTCTTCGCCTGCTCTCTTGTTACCATAATCTCATTCCTTTCTCCTCTACGCTTTGTCATCACGGGTCGCTCCGCTGAGGCTTGCTATTTATCGCATAGCTGCAAATTTATAAAAGGACCGGCATTCCCGGTCTCTTTCACTTAATAAAATCTTGTACCGGACGAAGATGTTCTGCTCGGCTTCGGTACCTGTATCGCTACTTTGCGGGACGCATCGTATTTTGCATACGCCCCGCATTTTTCACATTTAATTGTCATTCCTGCAATTGTTTCGCTTATTTCTACAATTAACTTATTGCACTTCGGACAAATCAGTTTTATTTTCGTTATCTTCACTTGGCACCTCTTCTCCGCTTACCGGATACTTAGCGTCCAAGTAAGGCTTGCTCTGCAAATAAACCTCCTCTGGGTCAGAGAACAGGTTGCATACCTTGATAGCCACCTTCGGGTCGATGCCGGAAGCTGTGAGCAGCTGGAATACCTGTGCTTTAACCTGCATATTGTCCATCTTAGAGCGCGTAATTTTGATTTCGATGTCTTTGAGAATCAAGGAGGTTAATCCTTTTATCCGCAGGATATTTAGAATTACCTTGATGCTCTCTCGTTCACATTTCTTGTAAATCGGTTCCGAAAGCTCAGCTCTTTTCTCAGAGAAATAAAAACCATTTCTCATAACAACCGCTTGACCGGTATCGCCTCCGGAATTTTCCTGTCTATCAGGCATTCCCTCGACAATAAGCATGTTTTCGTACAAATCATCTTTTGCGGTCTGTGTTTGCTGCTGGTCGAGCTCATCGCTCATAATCTCAGCATCCGCTTTCATGCTTCCGTTGGATTTAATCTTCAATGCGCCGCTCTGTCTCATCTCCCTGAATTGCTTTTCATCGATTTCGCAATTAAGGAATTTAATAAACGACTGAACAAATTGCTCTATGCCGTTCATTCTGTCCGACTGCATTGTATTTATGGCATCCAGGACCGTAATAACAATTTCGATATCGGATAACCGGTAAAAATTATTTGGATACTCGATAACTGGAATTGCTTTGTGTCCGTTTACTCCACTGCCAACAATCTTTCCGTTCTGCACCTTAAACCAAAATCTTGGGGTATATGCAAAAAAGAATTGATTGCCGTTTTCGTCTTTGCGAATCTGGCAGGAGAACATAGGCTTGTGTCCGTTATCGGTGCTGTATACGATAAATGTATCTTTTGGATCCTCTCTTTCGATTCCGTAAGGAGCTTCATCTGGCCCAGGATTTTTTCTCGAATAGTGGAACCGATAAGAGGTGCCGCAAATACTTCGGTCTCTCGCCATATTGATGTCAATTTCGTCTTTTGCTTCCAGCTCGTTGTAATCATTTAAATCGTTGAGCTCTTTGGATTTCTGTTCTTTCGTCGCCTCTTCAACACTCTTTAAAACATATTGAACCGGTTCTCCGAAATTCTCAGCTGCTTTATGCTCAACAATTTCAAGCGCATGGTTTTCCACAATCTTGTTATTGATTTCTGGCCGTACGGTCTTTTGGCGATACAAGATAGGCTGGTCTCCCTTGTAATACCGCTCCAGGTAATCAATTTCTGTGCGGTTTCGGAGATGTATGCTGTACGCCTTGCCGATTTCTTTGACGATATTCGATTTATCAATAACCTTTGCGCCGGTATAGATTATCTGCCTACCGTATGCATTTGAACATATCTCAGAGAATGGCACTCTGTTTCTCTCAAATCCAAGCATCTCCACCACCACCTTTGCATATAAATAAGCCCGATGCGGTTCCAACCGCCCGGGCTTTGCGTGTTCTTGCTTTTTTGCTCATTTTAAATATAACATTTTTTTTCCGAACATATCGAACAAGTTTATTTTTCCATAAATCTGTTGAATGCCATCCGGATACTATCCTCGGTGTTGCCGCCACCGATTTTATCCGCTACATTGTTCCACGACAGTCCGTCTATGAACCGAAGGTTAATAATACGCCTCATGCGGCTATCAGTAATTGTTGTCAAAAACTGCTCGACCTCGTTGGTTTTTCCGAGCAAATCAAATTCCAGCAGTTCCAATGTAGATTGCCTCTGTGATAACAATAGTTTTTTCATCATCAATCTGCTTTTGATTTTCTCATATTCCGGCAATGGACATCCTTCGATAGTGAAATTTTGCAATCCACCTTCTCCACCGCGCACCTTGTCTTTTACCTTTTCTCCGGATTCTATATCTGAAATTCTCTTTTGGAGCTTGCTGATTTCGTCCGCCAGTTTATCTATTTTCTGCCGTGTTTCTTTGATTTCCTCAACCAAATCGTTATATTGAGCCAATATTTCCTTTGAAACCATTAAAGCACTCCTCCCGCTATCCTGAAAGCGGATGCTTCATTGCTTCCGCAACTCCATATAACCCTCCGTCAAATAACAATAACAGCTGTGTAATTCCGTCCGCCGCATCGTCGTGTTCATTATCTCCGATTTGAACAAATGTTGTAAGTTCATCCATCGCGGCCCTGTATTCTTCGTCTTGCAGTTCTGGAGAGAGAAAATACATCCGTCGCTTAATATCCGGAGCATATTGAATAATTTTAGCCATTTTGCTCATTTTATTGCTTGCGCGCATCCACGATACATTTGTTTTGTATCCCTCTTCCTGCAGCATTTTGTCAATATCTTCTGCATATTCGTCGCCGCCATTATTTGCTTCGAATCGCAACATGCTCGGCTTGTTTTGTAGCGTTTTAGCAACAACCAGCGGCTTTGTTGTGTATTTATCCCCTTTGTTAAATATCCAGGCAGGCACATATATTGGCCCGTCTTTTCCTCCGAACATTGTTCCGAATGGCATCGATAAGCTGTCGCCGCCGCCCCATGCAACGTCGCATGCTGCAGCATTCATGGAATCTCCATCCGGCATAACGCCATTATAGAAATTCAATTCATTCTCTGGGAACAACAAACCTTCACGCACAAACGGACGCTGCATGTATTTTGCCATCCACTCATTCTTATCCAGTCTATCCCGGAGGTCTTTGTAATATTTTGTGGAAAATCCAACTCCGTATTTGTAATCGAAATTGGATTCGTCATTTTCATTCAGTGCCGGAATCTTGCGGAAACGCTTCTTAGGGTCTCCCTTGAACTTCTTCTCATTTCTTCCAAGCGGGTCCATGACATTCCATCTGGTTCCGACCATCAGCTCTTTTGCACCGTCATTTTTACGGTCAACCATGATGTTCAAATAATCCTGGTACCTGCCGTTCAAACGAATCGGACTTAAAGATTCTTGCCGGTCTCTGATTAAGTCATCGACATACAGATAACCGCCGGCGGAAATATCAACCGCACCTGTCCATGTTCCGTCAATACCGCGGCAGGTCAGTGTTGCAAATCGGTCCGGCGAATTGAGGTTTAGCGTAAACTCATCTGCGGATTTGCTTTCAATCGTCACATCTGGGAATATTTCATCAAAGCAATACTCCGAAGATGTGATAAGGTTTAATGCTTCTTTCCAGAATCCTTTAGCCAAAATACCAGAGTGGCCGCCCATTGCATTATGCAAATCTGGATGTCGTCCCATTACCCAGACAAGAAAGAAAATACAGATTGTGGATTTACCAACTCGCGGCGGAAGTGAAAGTCCGTAGAAGTCAATCACGCCATCTTCCAGATCTTGCAGGTCTTGAACGACAATCCGGAGCGTTTCTTCTCTTGGCTCATAGAATTTCTTCTTTGCCGGTCTTTTGCGTTCCATGTAATACAAGAAAGATTCAAACAGAAAATATGCCTCTTCTTTCGTAGCTCTCCACCACAAAGCGTCAAGGCTCAGTATTGATATCCCATTTTGTATTCCATATACACAGCATTCTTTTATGTATTTAAGCACCTTCAATGCCCACGGAACATCGTCCTCTTTTCGAATGGCAATTATCGCCACATCGAGCAGGTCTTGAAGATAAGCGGAATTTATACCTTCCGAATCAATTTTCTTTTGAATCCTTTGCGCCAACGCCTTCGTGCTTTCTGTAACCATATAATCACTCTACGCTTTCTCGCATTTATATCCAAACCATTTATCAAAATGCCTTCTGGTATCTTCGAGCGTTGTCACATCGAAAACATAACCATTATCCATGCATTCTTTCAGTTTTTCGCACTTGTCGCAGGCGGTAAATTTCTCCTCGCGCTTTGCGGAAACATGATTTTCCTGCTCTTTTTGACGATTTTTTCTCATTTTAGCGAATAAATTCTTTAAAAATTTCATTCCCATACCTACTTTCTGTCATTTTCGCGGAATCACGAAAATGATTATGTTGAAAAACTGCAACGCCAGCGGTAGGATTCGAACCCACGGTGCATTACGCATCATCTGTTTTCAAGACAGACGCCTTAAACCGAACTCGGCCACGCTGGCAAATTATTGGAACCATCATTCCAAACGCGGACAGCTGGACTTGAACCAACACGCCGGGACTTGCTCGACTACTCTCTGATTAGCAATCAGATACCTTACCATTAGGTTTATATCCGCAAAGGCCTCCCGGGATTACGAAATCCCTTTTTCTGCATTCTCAACTGTTGCCGGACAATTGCAAAAATGCAATTACAGCGACCACTCATCGCTAGGAGGCGAAAGGAGGACCTGCATCATCCGCAGATAATTACAGGCTGCATCAAATGACAAAAATAGAAAGCCGAAACCATGCGCGGGAATTGAACCCGCAATAGTACGCAATCCACCTTCCGGGCCAGATACGCGTTTTCTCCCTCCATGGTTGTCCATCTTCGGTATGCAAGGACTGTGCATGGTATGTCTCAATATCTGCCATCTGGCTACCTGTAGGACCACCCACCGGCTTTGAATATTGAGTTCGCCAGAATTTTGTTCCGGCTATTCCTCCTGGTACCTGTGACGGTACCGACAATGCCGTTCGCATTTGGAGGACAGGAGACAAAACAATGAAGTTCTCTTCTTGTTAAGCAGTGGCTATCGGATTCGAACCGATGAATGCGGGAATCAAAGTCCCGTGCCTTACCGCTTGGCGATGCCACTGTGACTGTGCGGTCCTTTCAGCAACTTACCGCCATGATTTCGTTGCCATTGGCCGTGCACCGCAACCTTCGCATAGTTTCTGGCGTTATTGTCATGTAATCCGCTATGCAGTAGTCACGAACGGCACAACCTAAACTGGATGCCTCGACCGGATGCACTCATAATCAACGCCGCATCTACCATGCGTGTCCGGTGTTTTTGATTTTATGAATTCAATCCATTCGGACGGCAGGCTCGCAATTTGCCAACACAGTCCGAATTGGAAGATTCCAAAGCAAGTTACAATCATTTGATTAAATATCCCCTTCTGCTCTACGCAAAGACTGTTCTGCGTTAAATCCTTTCGGGTAACGCTCTTTCAGTTTGTCGATATTCATCTGCGCAATTTCGTCCATATCGAACCCATGCGCCGTACACAATTCTGCCAACATCCAAAGTGCGTCGCCAATCTCTTTTGCAAGGTGCGTCTCATCCATCGGATGTCCCTGGTATACTTTCTGGAATAAACCGTGGATTTCTCCGACTTCAGAACAAAGCCCATATAAAGCATGATGCTCTTGCCCTACAGGAGTTAAATCCGGGTTGATAGTTCTTGCAGCTAACTTTTGATATTCACTCAATGTCATAGTTTTTAGTCCTCCTGTTCGCCCTCTTCGTATTCTTCGCACCAATGTTCTTCGTTTACGTAATCAGCAAGATATTCACTGCTATCATTGCCGCAAATCATATCGCCCAGCTTGTCCTTGATGCACCAATGGCAGGAAGCACAATTACAATTCGCCATATCGATACTCCTTTTTAATTTTTTTAAAATTTGGAATTTGATAATCGGATGTTGATTGAGATTTTATCTGATGTGGTATGATGATGGCCCGTAACGAAAGAGCCCTTTTTGTATTTTCGCTACTTGTGGGGTTGAGTAGGGCGGTCCCTGCAGTTCCTATAGACCCCCTCCCCCGTCTGAGGATTTCCGCCAGTTTCATTTTTGCGCTAAACAGTAATTTAACGCAATTAATAGACTCGGAAATGCCAAGAATCCTTTGTTTATGCATGTTTGCGGACTTTTGCGCAATTATAACAGCGAATAAATACCGCTTGAATT